TTCCCTGAAAATGGCTCGGCTAGGCATTACCAAGAATGAAAGAGCTTGCTCTGGCTGAATTGGGTGAGATTGTCCGAGTCAGGGACGAATCGGCTTACCGAGGTGTGCCAGAACCGCGTATTCACACAAAACTCAATGATTTGCCCTCTTACGGCGAGCAAATGATTAAATTCTGTGAGGAAATTGGCTTTACTTTGATGCCTTGGCAACAATGGCTAGCCCATCACACTTTAAAATATAAACCCGATGGCAGATGGGCTCATCCGGTAGTGACCTTACTTTGTGCTAGGCAACAGGGTAAATCGACCTTTATGGCGCTCCAAATCCTATTTCGAATCTATGTTTTAAAGGAAAAACTGCAAGTCCATACGGCCCATAAGCTAACTACTTCAGCAGAACTCTTTTACAAAATCTATGCAATTATTGAACAGACTCCAAGACTAGCTGCTGAATTTACTAAGAAACTGGAAAGTAAGGGCTTTCAGGAGCTTCAATTTACTGAAGGCCGCCGATATATCGTCCGAGCAAATAACTCGGCTGGTAGAGGCATTGCAGCTCCAGAAACAATACATTTAGACGAAGCTCGAGAGTATAAAGATGAAGATGTTTGGTCTGCCTTGCGCTATACCCAAATGGCTTCAGCCAATCCTCAAATATGGGTTTATTCAAATGCTGGAGATCAACACAGCATAGTTCTAAATAAACTAAGGGAAAGAGCAATGGCTGCCATCTTTGGCGGTAATGATGATATTGGCTGGTTTGAATGGTCAGCTCCTACCGGTATCAAATTTGATAACTCGCCAACCTTCTGGCTAGGTGTCTGCCAAGCCAATCCATCACTTGGTATAACAGTTCATCCAGATAATATCCGAGCCGTCTTGTCAGACCCCGAGGATATTGTGCGCACAGAAGTTTTATGTCAATGGGTCGATACGATTAACCCAGTTATTAATCCTTCTCAGTGGGAGAGTTGCAAAGTTGAGGGACTTCGACTCAACCCTGAATCTGATACTTGGTTGGCTATTGATCTAAGTCCTAGTAGAAAAGAAGCGGCGCTAGTTGCTAGCCAGAGACTTGAGGGCGATAAGTTCCAAGTCATATTGCTTCAGACTTGGCATAACCCTGCCAATCTGGACGATAAAGCAATGGCTAATGATGTAGCGGAATGGGTAAGAAAGTATCCCGTTCAGTTAGTTGCCTATTCAGCTAGAACCGCTTCGGCAGTAGCTGCGCGATTAGCTCCAGCCGGTATTAGGGTTGAGCCGATAGATGGCCTTGACTATGCACAAAGCTGCGATCAGTTACTGGGAGCAATCTCATCTCAGCGGTTGGCTCACTCGGGACAAGATGAGCTAACAAAGCAATGCCTATCCGCCGTCAAGCTACCCTTTGGAGACGGCGGCTGGGTAATGGGTCGCAAGGTAAGTAATACGACAATCTGCGGAGCAATTGCTTCGGCGTTAGCGACACACTACGCAACGATGTCTGAAAGTGGCGTAGATATACAAATAGTGTAAGTCTGCTCGCCTACAATGTAAGCAATGGGTGCTATAAGAGATTTCCTATTTCCACAGGTTCAGACGGCTAAGCCTACTAAGGTTTCAGATGTTGCAGCCGCGCTGACTCCCGTTCAGATTACCGATTCAGTTTATAATATTCTTGGCGGTGCAACTAATACCACTCGGCAATTAGCAATGAGCGTTCCATCCGTTGCTAGAGCTCGCAATATCATTTGCGGAACTATTGGCTCATTACCCCTTACAACTTTCAATCGCATAACTGGACAGTATGTAGATCCGCATCGCGTTATTAATCAGCCAGACCCAAGGGTTGCAGGATTCGTAATTTATAATTGGCTTGCTGAAGATATTTGGCTTTATGGTGCTGGTTATGGTCAAGTTTTAGAAATGTATTCTTCAACAGATGGCGGTCGAGTAAGAGCTTGGACTCGCGTCAGCCCAGACCGCGTTACAGTTGATACAGATTTTCGCAACACAGTTATTGAGTCATATAAAGTTGATGGAATGGCCGTTCCACTTCAAGGAGTCGGCTCACTTATTCGTTTCGATGGTCCAGATGAGGGATTGCTTCACAGAGCTGGCAAAACAGTTGCAGCTGCCGTATATCTCGAGAACGCAGCAGTAAATTATGCTAAAGAACCTGCCCCTTCAATGGTTCTTAAATCAAATGGAACTAATTTAACGGCTGAAAGAATCTCAGCACTTCTTAGCGCTTGGAAAACTGCTCGTCAATCTCGTTCTACCGCATTTCTAAATGCTGATGTAAATCTTGAGCAATTTGGCTTCGATCCTAAGTCGATGCAACTAGCTGAAGCTCGCCAATATGTAGCGCTGGAATTGGCTAGAGCTTGCGGCATCCCTGCCTACTTCTTGAGCGCCGAGCAAACTTCAATGACTTACTCAAACGCGGTTACAGAGCGGCGCTCATTAGTTGATTTCTCACTTCGCCCAATCCTTAAGGCGATTGAGGAACGCTTATCATTACCGGACTTCGTTCCAAATCCAGTAATGGTGCGCTTTGCACTTGACGACTTCCTACGCGGTAACGCATTAGAGAGAGCGCAAGTTTATGAAATTCTAAACCGCATTGGCGCAATGAGCGTTGAGCAAATTCAGCGAGAGGAAGATTTGATTCCAAATGAAAGTTAATATGCCAATGGCAGTTACAGCTGCCGACACAATTAAAAGAACCATTACTGGGACTATTGTTACTTGGAATGAGCAAGGCAATACTTCAGTAGGGCCAACAATATTTGCAGCAGATAGCATCGAGATTAAGCCAGTTAAGTTGCTTCTTGAGCACGACCGCACTCGCCCAATTGGCAAAATGGTCTCTCACAATGTAACAAGCTCTGGAATTGAAGCGACTTTTAAGATTGCTAACACTATGGCTGGAGAAGATGCCTTAGTTGAAGCAACTGAAGGATTACGCGATGGATTTAGCGTTGGCGCTCAAATAAACGAATGGACAAACAATAAGGGAGTTATGCAGATTACTTCAGCAACCCTAGATGAAGTTTCGCTAGTTACTGATCCTGCAATTGATTCTGCTCGCGTAAGCGAAGTAGCAGCATCAGAGAATGAAGAAAAGAAAGATTCTGATTTGGCAACCGCTGATTCAGAGAACCCAACCGAAGGAGACCAAGTGTCTGACACTACCGCTCCTGCTCCTGCCGTTGAAGAAGCGGTAGAAGCAGCCAAAGTAGAAGCTGCAGCTCCAAAGCCAGCCTTCTACACAGCCCCTCGCCTTGAATTTACAAAGGCAAAATATCTAGAGAATAGCGTTCGCGCTAAACTCGGTGATGACGCTGCTCGTCAGTATGTTATGGCAGCAGATGACACCACTTCAAATAACGCTGGCTTGATTCCTACTCGTCAATTAACCGAGGTAATCAACCCATTATCAAACGCTGATCGTTCAACAATTGATGCAATCTCAACTGGAGTTCTACCAGATGCTGGTATGAGCTTTGAGATTCCAAAGATTACAGCCGTTCCAACAGTTGAAGATGAGAACGAAGGCGATGCAATTGTTGAGACAGGAATGACCAACAACTTCCTAACAGTAAATGTTAATAAGTATGCAGGTGGCCAGACCTTCTCCGTTGAACTTCTTGACCGAAGCAATCCAGTATTCTTTGATGAGCTAGTTCGTCAGATGGAATATGCTTATGCTTTAGCAACAGATAAGTTCGTTGCAGGACAATTACTGGGCAATGGACAAATCGCTGCCACAGCAGCTGACAATACCGCTGCTGGAATTCTGACTTTCGTATCGGAAGCAGCCGCTGAGGTTTATAAGGATTCTCTAGGATTTGCTAGAAACCTTATTGTTACACCTGAGCAGTGGGCAAAAATTATGAGCTACAACGATAGCGGTCGCCCAATTTACACAGCATCACAGCCACAGAACGCAGCTGGTGTAGCCAGCCCACAAAGCCTTCGCGGAAATGTTGCTGGACTTGGCCTCTATGTATCTCGCGCACTTGGATCACTAACTGCTGCTCATCCATCTCTACCACTTGGAGATGGTTCAATGATCGTAGTTAATCCAGATTCTTACACTTGGTATGAGTCAAGCAGATTCCGTCTCCAGACCAATGTTGCTCTAAATGGTCAGATTGAAGTTGCTTACTATGGCTACGGCGCACTTGCAGTCAAGGTCGCTGATGGAGCTTGCTACTTCAACAAGAACTAAGAACCCCTAATAGTGAGGGCCAGTCCGCTCCCGAGCTGGCCGCTCACCTAACTGCTTGAAAGGATGACGAAATGCCAACGATAGTTACGGCCACAGAGCTTAGGACGATTCTTGGCGTTTCGTCATCCCTATATTCAGATGCTTATCTAAACGACATAGTAGATGCCTCGGAGAATCTAGTTCTTCCAATGCTAGTTACTTTCCAAAGCAAGATTAACAAAGTCAGACTTGAAGATAATATCGCTTACTTTATTACCGCAACAATCCAAGAATTTACCGAAGGCCAGTCCGTAATCATTACCGGATGTGGCTCGCCATTTAACGGCACACACACAGTATTAGCAGATGGATTATCAGATTATGAATTCGCAGTTGCCATTACTAATGCAGACATATTGGAAAAGAATGTTATCCCAGCAGGAAATGCTGCGCTATCTGGATTATCGACCTATGTCGGAAACCCCAATGCTGAAGCTGCTATTTTGGCTATCTCCGTTGAAATCTTCCAATCCAGAACCGCCGCTGGTGGATCAATCGAA